GTTACTTGATGGTGATGATGAAAAATTAGAAAAAATGTATGATAGCTTATATAGCCTATCGGAAGTAGTGGCTGACAGCAAATATAAAAGCTATGATGAACTTAAAACATGGTTTGATACTGTTACTGGTAAAACCAAAGCGGCAACTCCATATAACAATGATGCCGGCGAAGAAGCTGATACTACCAAAGAAAGCTCAACTGACGATGATGACGATGATGACGATTACTTGAACTTTTTAGAAGACTAGTAGTTACTGATTGTTAGTGTATAAAAAGCGTAGATTAATTTCTACGCTTTTTTATTGTCTGTTAAATAGTAATACATACTTTAATAAAAGGACACTCTCACATGGTTATGAAAGCACAATCGAAACCAGAACAATTATCAAATACATTGCAACATAGTAGTGTTCAGAGTAGTAACACTAATGTATACCAGCCTGGTATTGCGCCTACAGTGGCGCGCAATATGATTTCACAGAAGTTTGATAAGCCAGTAAAAGCAATGAAAGTCAGTGAAGTATTCGATACATACTTTAAAGGATAAAAATATGTTAACAATGAAAAATATATTCAACCACCTACGTAACATGTCAGGTGGAAAACTCACACAATCACAAGTAAACGCATCTAATGCAATCATAGCAGCAAATGGCGTTGACGTTTTAACTGATGCACTTGGTATGGACGCAGATGGTGGTTATAAACTAACATCACAGGCACTCAGAAACATATACAGCAATGCCGATATGGACTTTGTTGATATCATCAATAAACACGCAAGCACGTTTGGTATTACCACTAAAAAACGCATGGCGATGTTTATAGCGCATGCAATACACGAATCAAATGGATTTAATTCACTACAAGAAAGTTTTAACTATAGACCATCGCGTCTAAAGGCAGTATTTGGTTTTCGTATACCATCATTGAACTTCGCCACGAACATACTTGCGAAGGGCAAAGAAGAGGTTGCAAATCACTTGTATGGTGGTCGATACGGTAACAAAGGTCCAAATGACGGTTGGTTATACAGCGGTAAAGGTATTGGTGGATTAACGTTTAAAGGTAACTACATAGTAATGCAACGAGTAATGAGCAAACATGGTTTACACTATGATATTGTTAATAATCCATTGTTGCTATTGAACAAAGAAGTCGCTACACTGTCATATATGGCATACTGGCTCGACAAAGACTTAAATTCATATGCTGATGCGGGTAAAATCATAGGCGCAACTAAGGTTATCAATGGCGGTCGTAATGGTTTAGCTGATAGAAAAAAATATTACAAGCTAGCGTTAAACTACTTGTAATATGTAATTGTTTGTTGTACACTAAGAGGTAAGTCACTAAGGGCTTACTTTTTTTTATGGAGTGTTACATGAGAAAGAACGTAATCTTACTAAACGGGCCACCTGGTAGTGGTAAAGATACAATTGCTGATTTAATCGTCAGTAGTCACAAAGCTGAGCATTTACGTTTTAAAACCAAGCTGTACGAAATTACAGCACTACTTAATAATATTGATTTAGAAACGTTTATCAAGTATGCAACAGATAGAGAAACAAAAGAGTCGTTGGTGCTTGACAGAGGACTAACACCACGTGCGCTACTCATAGAGGCTAGTGAAAACGTTATCAAGCCATACTATGGTGAAGACTATTTTGGTATTGTAGTAGGCGAAACAATACGTGATTCATATAGTGATTTGTTTGTTATCAGTGACGGTGGATTTGTTGATGAATTAATTGCATTGATTGATGCCGCAGAATTAACAGGTGATGACATTAACATAACAGTTATTAAGTTATTCAGAGATGGTTGCACGTTTGATAATGATTCACGCGAATACTTGCCAGAAGAAGTTTTAAGCAAATATGGTATTACTGCGTTGTACGTATACAACAAGGTCACGATAGAGGAACTGGAAAAATACGTTAACATGCTTTGTTCATATATCAAAACCGCCGCGTAATATAATATATTTTACTTTAAGGGAAAACAATGAATTTAACGTCATTACATTTAGCAATTGATACGGAAACATTAGGAGTTACGGATAATGCTATTATCACTTCTATAGCAGTAACACCATTTAAACTTATTGATACAGGTGCCACATTTGAAACGTTACTAGATGACACGTTCTACGTAAAACTAAAAGCAAAAACACAGAACAAGTTATACGGGCGTACTGCTGATAAGTCAACTTTAGAATGGTGGGCGAAACAAGGCGATAATGTAAAAGAACATAGTTTTAAAAGAGCATCAACTGACGTTCACCCAAAAGAAGCTCTAATCGAACTTAATAAGTTCATTACAGGTACTGGTTACGAATGGAATAGCAGTTATATTTTTGAGCGAGGTATGGGTTTTGATACTACTAAGATGCAATCATTGTATGAAGACTGCCAAGTTAAAATGGGATTTAACTTTTGGCGTGCACGCGAAATAAGAACCATTAATGACTTGATTGGTGACGTATCGAATGGAAAGTGGGAACCGGAAGAAGGTCGTCCCACTTCGTTTATTGAGCATCATGCCAAACATGATGCAGCACTAGATGCTTATAGATTAATTAAGCTTTTTGATTTGTAATTTTTACTTAACGTACATATCACAATTCCTATGTAATAACTCAATAAAATAAGAGTCCATTTTATTAGGCTCCTTATACGATAAGAAAAAGTATAAGGAGTTAATATATACCATTTCTTTGTTGTTGCATATATTCTCATATATAGTATAGCTTAGTTCTATCCCAAAAATATTAGATGAAATGATTATATTGTTAAGTAATAGTTTATCATTTATTGGTTTTTCTTTGATATATTTGCGTACACAAGTTCGGACACTGAATATGATATTGACAGTTTTATCAATATCATATTCAATCCAGTGATTGTGCAAACGCAAACGCTGTTTTATATCCTTCCTAGTGTACGCATTGCTCATATTATTAGTCTTTGTTTTCTTTAGTGTCTACGTCTTTTTCTTTAGACGCGCTTTCTTCAACTTTTGAAGTCTTGGTAGTCTTAGGAGGCTTGTCCTCTGACTTAGTTTGTTTATTTATTTTTGTCGCTGGCGGTGCAACTGGTGGCGTCTCTGGTTTTTGTTCGATAATTGTCGCTTCTGCTTCTGTCTTCTCGTTCGCTTCAAACGCATTTAATGATACCTTGTCAGAAATAAGTTCAGCAATCGGGTCGGCATCAGGTAAGACATCATCAACATACGTTTCGTTGATACCAACAACTTGAAGTGTACCGTCTTTTAATACGATAACTTTAACTTCTTTTGATTCTTTTACAGCATCATTGACCATGTTACGTTGCACGGTGTGTGTTTTGTTTGACATAATATTATCCTTTTAAATTTATAGTAATGGTTAAACTACAGGCTCGGGTGCAGGGTCATCACTGTTCACATCAACATTAACATGTTCTGTAAATGTAGGCTCGACTTCATTTTTATTAACTACTAAGATGTTGTCATCTCGTACAATTATTTTTACAGTATCTTTATTAGCACGTGCATATGCGTTTAAGTCAGCAATTGCATTTTTTAGAGCAGTTTCCATATTATATCCTATTTGCTTTTTGTTTTAAAGTAGTGTATAGTTGTTGAACAATAGTGTAACAACTAATATTATTTACTAGGTAATTTTTTATGAAATACGTTGATAAAACATATATACGATTGGTTAGTAGCTACTTAGACCGTTTTAAAGAAACATCTAGTGAAGTATATAACTTTCGTTGCCCATACTGTGGAGACAGTGATAAGAGCAGAACATTGGCGCGTGCGTACCTATTTGAGTCTGATGATACCTATTTATTTAAATGTCATAACTGTGGACATCCAACAAACTTACAACAATTTATTAAAGACCAAAGCTTTTCGTTATACACTGAATATCGTAAAGACAAGTTATTATCACGCGGAAAACCTAAACCTGAACCTACTGTTAAAATTGATACAAGCACCATAAAAACAAACAATGGAGCAGTTTTTTCGGTTGGTAGTCATGTCGGTAATAAAATTATTAAATCTCTAGACAACGCTGACATTATTGGGACTACTAGAGACTATTTATACAACAGGGATATACCAAGAGCCAAGGTACCATCATTATATCACGTGGCAAATATTAACTATGTAACGCAACAAATACCTAAGTATAAAGATAAAAAATTTATGGACGTGTCTGCTATAGCCATACCCTTTATTGATGCTGATGGTATTGTAACGCATATACAATTTAGGATGTTCGAGGGCACAATGCGTTACATGACACTCGAATGTGAGACTGGCGCCATAAAAATATTTGGACTTGATACTGTCGATAAGAACAAGATGGTATATGTATTTGAAGGCCCTTTTGACAGCATGTTCTGTAATGGTATAGCACTTGCAAATGGTTCATTGCATACGTTTATACCATATCTAAACAAGCATTTTAAGAATTACACTCTAGTTTATGATAAGGACTTGGTTAGTAATAAAGACATACTAGCAAGTTTAAAAAAGAGTATAGTTAACGGTTGTAACGTGTTACTATACGACACTGTTATTATTGACAGTGACGCTAAGGATTTAAACGATATGGTGTCCGACGGTTTGATTACTGATACGGATTCATATCTATTAAATAACACATATAAAGGATTCAAAGCAACAATGTACTTGGATAGAATTAAACAAATTGATAAGCACGCTTCACCATTTTCCATGTAATAGGATATTTTTTATGATTATTTTTGACACTTCATCAATTGCATACAGCATGCTATATCAGCTTGATAATCAGGATATTGGTTTGCTTCGACATGCAATATTAAATAAAATCGGTTATATAATGCGTGAATTAAAACAGTATGATAATTGCACAAAAGAAGTCATTCTTGCATGCGATTCACGTGGTAACTGGAGAAAAGAAATATTTGCCCCTTACAAGGCAAGCCGTAAGAAAAATCGAGAATCCACTAGTGATGTTGACTGGGGTAAATTCTTTCTTGATTTCAATGCGCTAATTGATGAATTTAGAACTAATATGCCTTTTAAGGTTTTGTTAGTTGACCGTGCGGAGGCTGATGATATTATTGCCGTATTATGCCAACAGCGTAGTGATGATAACATTACTATTGTAAGTCCTGATAAAGACTTTAGACAGTTATGCAAGCCCAATAGCAACGTAAAACTATATAGTCCAATAGGTAAGACTGGATTTATTGATGCTACGGATTATGAGCTATTTGAGCATGTAATGACTGGTGATTCGTCTGATGGTGTTCCAAATATTTTGAGTGAAGGTACTGTATTCATTGATGGTATTCGTCAAACAACATTGACCGCTAAGAAAAAGCAAATACTAAAAGATTTTAAATTCAATATTGATAATGCACCAATCATGACTGATGCAATTAAAGAACGTATTGATATGAACACACAGCTTATTGACCTTGCATATGTGCCCAAGGATATCGTTGAGAATGTACTTGAACAATATGACAGCGCAAAAGTACCAAAAGGTAAAGTTTTTAACTATTTTGTAAAAAACAAATTAACAAAAATCATGGAGAGTGGTATATATAAGTAATAGTATTCAAGTAAATAACATTATACTTTTACAATAAAGTTGACAACCACCTACTATATTGCTATACTTATATAAGTAATAGTATTCAAGTAAATAACATTATACTTTTACAATAAAGTTGACAACCACCTACTATATTGCTATACTTATATAGTAAATTAAATAACACTTAAAAAGGAATAACATTATGATTACTTTTCAAGATTACCTAACCTAAACGAATCGAACTACACTAATACAGTGCAAGAAGATGATAGTAAAGAAGCTGAAAAACTGTTAACGCTTGCTATTAAAGAGCTGAAAAGTGTAGGTCTTAAACATGGCCATAAACTATTTGACACCAAAAAAGGTTCTCCGTATGCTGCGGATAATATGATATTTCCACGTGAAACTTATAAATTTCAGAGTTCTGATAGTGTTAGTGTTGGCGAAGTAATACAGTACATGTCACTAGGTATTGGCATTCACGCTGAAAATGGTGAATTCACACTAGTATCGTACGGCAGTAAAAAAGCAAAACCACATGAACTAAAAGCATTAGATTTAATTGTTTACGAAACTGGAAAGCGTATTAAAGCCAGTGATGCTGTGGGTCCAAGTGACCATCACTATACAATAGAAGACTTGTACTAAGATTTAAAGGTTAATAATTTAATACAGATTTAGGAGTATTATGTATTATGGGATATAAATTTACATGCACGTCATGTGAACATTCATGGGATATCGTTTATATGGGTAGTTACACACCTGCACTTATAACGTCTTTCCCGTGTCCTAAATGTGACAATAAAAGCATAACAGCAGAAAAAGTTGAAGGTGAGATTATTGAGAACAAAGAAATAAGCGCTGCCATTATTAAAGGTGAACATAACATGCGTCCATCAGGCGACTTTATTAATCATCTACAAGATATTAAAAAGGCACACGTTGGTAATACCATGCAAGATAAATGGACTTAAACAATAGTTACACAATGCTAATAAAAGGCTACGCACATGTCACCTTTTCAAGATTATATTTCAAACAGTAGAAATTTAAAAGAGAGTGGGCCGTCAAACGACCAAGTTAATTTATTGAAATCTAGTACGGAACGAATCATTAAAAGACTTAAAACGAAATTAAAGTATTTGAACGTTACTACGAACGGTACTGAAATTGTTGTTGGTAATGATAAAATGAATAACGACCCTAAATTATATGCAATGCTCTCTACACGAGGTGAATTAAGAGTGTACCAATCGTCTCATAGTGAACACACTGTTCAGTCCCTTACTAAATTATCTAATATGGCTAAAGAATTAGCCGATAATAATGATTTTATTATTGATAATTTACGTACTGCTCAAGCATTAGTTGATGAAATTTTAGGTTAGTAACCTACTAAAAAAACCACTTACTTAATTGCAAGTGGTTTTTTTATGCATTGTGTAAATACTAATAAAATACTATTACAAATGAGGGTGGCATGGATACTTTAGGATTTACAAGTTGGATGAACGAAGGTGGTGATATTTTTAATGGTGACCCAGTAACTACACAAACCGCCAGCAGTAACGTTAACACAATGGCTGGCACTACCAGTAAAACAACTGAGCGCACTACTAAGCCAAATATCAGTAACATCGAAATTGGGGTTGTTGAAACAGGTATCACCGATGGCACTACGCATGAACAAGTGGCTAAACCAACAATCTTTGACCCATACACGCATGAGGTTGTACCTGCGTCACAAATTGCAGACGAGGACATGGATATTTTTACACCTAGTATTAAATTAACAGACTTGTTCAACACTAATATGAACCCTTAATTCACTGTCCATGCAATACAACAAACGCGCTTATACAGCGCGTTTTTTGTGAACAGTAAATAATAATAAAAGCGGGAATAACATGGACATAAAATCATATGATTCTTTTGCATCAAACTCTAATTTCAACATTCTAACAGATGATGGATACAAACATTTTAGTGGTGTTACAAAGTCACTATTAGTTGACCCGCCTATTGAATTAACGCTCAATAACGGTGAAATAATTGTGTGCACCATCAACCACAAATTATACGTAACTAAAGACAAATGGGTATATGCTAAGTTTTTAAATGTTGGTGATACACTATACAGCCCTTTTAATAAGGTGCGCATAACAGCTATTGGTGACAGTAAAGAACGTTACGTGTACGATATAATAGATGTAACAGATACTAGCAGTTACCTAGTAACACCGTACATGATTAAAAGTAGCAATTGCTTATACTTAGACGAATTTGCGTTTGTTGAAAATGACGTAGAATTCTATACTGGTACATATCCTACAGTAACATCTGGTAAAAACACAAAGGTCATCATTACTTCCACGCCACGTGGTTTGAACATGTTCTATAAAATCTTTAATGATTCTCAACAAGGTAATAACAAATACAAGTCATATAAAATCGGTTGGGAGGAGCATCCTGAGCGCGATGAAGAATGGTACTTAGAAACCAAATCTAACATCGGTGAGTCAAAATTTTCCGTGGAATATGAGAGTTTGGCACACGAAACTATAGTAAGTATAAATGATAATAACACACTAACAAGTATGTGCATTGGAGATTTATATGACTATATGTAATAGTGATTTGATTGAGACAGTAGAAATCTTAGCGGCATTTGGATTACCACTCTAATCAAGTGTCTCGAATTTTTGGAGTTGGTATGAGCAAAGTACATCTAGGGTTTAAAAAGAACACTAAAAATTTAAAAGTGTTAACACCAAATGGACACGAAGAATTCTACGGAATAAACAAAATACGTGTCGATGAATATATACGAATAAAATTCAAAGAACATAAAGAAATACGTTGCTCGATTGACCACCCGTTTATACAAGAAAATGATTTACCAATAAAAGCAAAACATATTGATAAAAGCAAACATATAAAATGTATTGATGGATTTACTACTTTAGAGTATTCGCATGTTGTTAATAAACAAATTGAACTATATGATATTGTAAACTCTGGTAGTGAGTACATATATTTTTCTAATGGGATATTAAGTCACAACTGTAAATTCATGGGTTCTGCAGGTACACTTATTAATGGACGTACACTAGAACTATTATCATATAGTGAACCATTGCGTGAAACCGACCACAGACACAAAACAATCCGCGTGTATGCAGAACCTGTGGAATCACACAAGTATGTAACCATTGTTGATACTAGTGAAGGTGTACAGCTTGATTTTAGTGTTATCACTGTTATTGACGTTTCTAAAATGCCTTACAAACAAGTATTCATGTACAAGGATAATACCACCCCACCAATCACGTTTACTAGTATTGGTGCAGAAGTAGCGGAACGTTATAATAGCAGTGTAATGCTTGTAGAAAATAATAACAGTAGTGGTGGTATTGTTGCAAACGGGTTGTGGTACGATATCGAGTATGAGAATATGCTAACCACAAAAGTAGCAGTAAATACACGTGATACCGAAATTGGTTTTGATAACAAAAGTATACCGGGTGTTAGAACCACCAAAAAAACAAAAGCCGTTGGTTGTACATACCTCAAAAACTTAATAGAAAGCAATCAGCTTGAAATTGTTGATTATGACACTGTGGCGGAATTAACAACGTTTGTTCGCGTAGGAAAAAGTTATGAAGCTGAAAAGAACAAACATGATGATATTGTTATGACGCTTGTTATGTTTGCATGGTTTACATCACAGGATTATTTTGAGGATGAAACTGGCATTAGTTCATTAAGTGATATGAATGATACGTTGATGGAAGATAACGACATGGACTTTGTGCTTGGCTTTATCAGCAACGGCACGGAGAAAAATGAAGAAGTTGATTTATTTGATAAGGGCTTGTTTAATTAGTTGCTATACTGTATAATAAATTTATACTAAAAAGGATTGATATTTTTAAAACCATCTATAAATAGATATGTAAATAACCAATAACCAAAGGATACACAACATGAACTTTCAAGATTACATTAATAATTCAACTCCAGTAGGAAAAGATTTACACGAAGCACAATATAAACCAAAACGTACATTTTCTAAAAAATCACTATGGATGACCTAGTAGGCGCAATGGCTGTTTCAAGCTCATTATACGGTGAAATGTATGTCGTATATCCTATTGCAATGAAAGTAAAAAATACTACTATTTATTTTGTTTGGTACGACGAAGACGAAGACACGTATGCTATCAGCACTTTCACGAATAAAGACGGTATTTCATCTATGCCAGTTGATGATGATTTTAATTCATTATCAGATGCTAAGCAAGAACTAAGTCGCAAATAATAACCAGTCAACAGCCACAAAAAAAGCCATTTTTAATTAAGTGGCTTTTTTTGTGGCTGTTATAAATACAGTAAATAATACAACAAACACGCACGACGAGGATAATCAGTTAGTATGGATTAAAAAATATCTCATACAGTAAATAATAATGTATATATAAATTAATGATAGATAAAGACGAGGAGCATTACATGGCTAGTCCAGGCGTATACACAAGCGAAACAGACCTAAGCCAAACATTGAAAGCGTTCGGTAGCACTGCCGGTGGCTTTGTTGGGACATTCAATTGGGGACCCATTGAGGTAAACACCATCGTTTCTAGTGAAGACGATGTTGTTGAGTATTTTGGTAAACCAGATGACACTAATAACGTTGATTGGTTTAGTGCAACAAACTTTTTAAAATACACAGGTTCTTTGACCATTAGACGTGTCGCTAGTATGAACGCGCTAAACGCATCAAGCGGTGTCGCTGGTATGCTCATTAAAAACAAGATGGGTTACGATACCGCAGAATCAACACTCAGCGAAACATTCTATGCGAAATATGCTAGTGAATTAGGTAACAGCATTTCTGTACACGTTGCTGACGCTGCTACATATGATGCATGGGACTATTCAGGAGAATTTGATACTGCTCCAGGTAGCAGTGATTCAAGTTCAATTTATGGTCTTGATATTAATGACGAGATGCACGTTGTTGTTACCGACACATACGGTAAATTCTCAGGCGTACCAGGCGCTATTCTTGAGAAATTTGCTTACCTTAGTAAAGCACAGGACGGCACTGACACAAACGGCCAAGCATCATTCTACAAAAACGTCATCAATCGTAAAAGTGCTTATATCTATGTAGGTATTACATTTACGGGCGCTGATGTTGTTGATGATATCGTAGGCGTAACAACCGCAGCATTTGGTGATAAATTCACAGCCACACCATACATTTCATTAGATGGCGCGGTCAAAGTTCAACTATCCAATGGTCATAATGGCGGTATTGCTGAAAAATCAGACTATGTTGATGGTTATACTATCATGTCAAACATTGACGACAATGAAGTTGCTGTTATTTTTGCTGGTGGTTGCGGCGGTGATATGAATCACGCAGACGTATGTAATGCTATTGGTACAGAGACTAAGAAAAATCAGCGCAGAGTAGGGTTCTTCAGTCCTAAAATCAGTGATGTTGTTGGCGTGTCAAGTGATTCAGCAGCATTTTCTAATATTATTACAACATACGAATCAATCACAGAAAAACATAGCTTTGTTAGTATGGCTACTGGCGTGAAAATGGTGTATGACAAATATAATGATGCATACCGTTGGATTCCAACCAACAGTGATGAAGCTGGTGTATTTGCACGTGTTCATAACAACGAAGGCAAATGGGTTAGTGGCGCAGGTTACAACAAAGGCGTATACAGCAACGCAAAAGGATTGGCTTATAGTCCTAACGAATCGCATCGTAGCAAGCTGTATGCTAAGAATATCAACTGTGTAATACAAGAAAACGGTGCTGGTATTCTATTATTCGGTGACAAAACATTGCAAGGTAAAAACAGCACGTTTAGTTTTCTTGGAACACGGTTCTTGTTTATTGAGTTGCGTAATATTGTCGCAGAAGCCGCTAAGTATACACTGTTTGAATTTAACGATGAATTTACACAAAGTCAGTTCCGCGATTTAGTCATCCCAACCTTACGTGATATCAAAGGACAACGAGGCGTTCATAACTTCTTAGTTGTATGTGATTCTACTAACAACACACCTACAGTTATTCAAAACGGCGAATTTAAAGGCGATGTATTCATCAAGCCAAACTACAGCATCCAGCAAGTTCTTCTTTCGTTTGCAAGTGTTAATCGTACACTTTCTTTCGACGAAGTTGTTGTTAAAGGTTAATAAGGAGTTAGACAATGTCAGCAGATATTTTTGGTTTTTTAGGTAATTTCCAAGGGGGCGGTGCTCGTCCTAACCGTTATGAACTTATGTTAACGTTCCCATCAACCATTGGTAGTACATCAATTGCACAGAAGCTTAGTTTCACGTGTAAAGCGACCTCTATACCAGGTTTCACTTTAGGTGAAGCGGTTGTACCATACAAAGGTCGTCAAATTAAGATACCAGGCGACGTTGTGTTTAACGATTGGAATGTAACAATTCTAATTGACAACGACATGGTTGGTAAAACAGTGTTTGAAGATTGGCTCAACATGATAAGCGCATGGGAAGCCAACACTACACAAGCGGGTTACATGGCGCCAAGTAAGATTTACGGTAACGGTACTATCAAGCAATTGGATAGAGAAGATAACGTCATCAAAACTTATGAAGTGCAAGGTATTTTTCCTAAAGACGTAGGCGAAATTGCGCTAGGTTATGACACTAACGATACTATTATGGAACAACCTGTCACGTTCGCCGTGAACAGTGTTAAGTCTGATACTAGTGTTTAATTAGCACGCATTTATTATAACAAAAGGAGTGGCTTAATGCTACTCTTTTTTGTGCGCGTAAATACAAATATTATAACCAATTAAACAAAGGTAACCAATGGAACTATTCGGATTCGACATTAAAAGAGGCAAGGAAAAAGCCGCCCCCGAAAAGCGCACATTTAAGGATGCGGTAGTAGATAACGATGCTGTTAATATTACTACGAATAGTACATCAAATAATAATGACCAGTTATCAGAAATGGGCATTCGTCAATTACCACAGTTCACATATGTTAACGATGTACAAAAAATAAAACTATATAGAAAAATGGCGCAATCAAACGTACATATTGGATTAGCGGTTACTGAACTTAAGAATGAAGCTTTTATTCTTAATGACCCTGGTAAGCGCGCGTTTGAGGTGGGTTTCTATAGTGATACTAAAATCAAGAAGAATATACAAGAAAAAATAATCGAAGAAGCGGACGAACTATATAAGATTATTGACTTCAACGGTAATGCAAGCGAATGGTTTGAAAGTTGGTATGTTGACAGTCGTTTTTTCTTACATGTGATTGTCGATGAAGCTAAACCACAGCTTGGTGTACTTGGTGTAGTACCATTAAACCCAATCAATACACGTAAAGTTAAATTACTGCCTAAAAGTGACAATAAAGGCAGCATTGATATAAATAAAGTAAAAGAAGTATACATATATAAAAATAACTTTAAGTCTTTTGATTTAGAACAAACATTATACATGGAGCGCGATAACACAACCATAGAAGACATTGTTTTATCAAACGATTCTGTAATTGATGTTACTAGTGGTCTACGTGATAAGGATACAGGTAAAACAATTGGACATTTAGAAAAAGCCATTATCCCATATAACAACTTAAAAATGTTAGAAGAATCAATGGTAATTTTCCGCATCGTCCGAGCGCCAATGCGCAGAGCCTTTTATATTGATGTTAGTAACCTACAACCTAAGAAGGGTGAGAAGTACATTAAGGATACGAAAGACCGTTTCAAAGTTGATGTTAACTATAATAGTGAGACTGGCTCAATTAATGGTGATAGACATATTACTAGTATTTTAGAAGATTACTATATCCCAAGACAGGGTAATCGCACTACTGAAATACAAACACTGGATGGTCAAACCACACAGGATATTCTTGAGGAAGTTGAGTACGCACGTGAACAGCTGTGGATTGGTTTAAACGTACCTAAAAGTCGTTTTAAAGATGAAGCTTCCTCATTGTTTACGCGCCCGTCAGAAGTACAACGTGATGAATATCGCTTAAACTTATTTGTTGATATTTGCCGTCAACAGTTTATGAAGTTTTTTGACCAGTTGCTGTTAACGCAATTACTCCTAAAAAACGTTATAAAAGAATACGAATGGAATGACATAAGAGGCAGTTACTTTTACAATTTCACAGAAGACAATCTATTTGTTGAATATAGAGCGATGGAAAAACTTGGTTCTCAGTTAGATTTATTACGCGATGTTGAGCCATACATTGGTACGTATTTTAGTAGAGATGACGTGCGAAAAAACATATTAAAGCAAAGCGATGATGATATTAAAATCATGAAAGCTAAAATGGAAGAAGAAGCAAAAATAGAGCCCAAACAAGATAAGGACGATGAATAAATGAATATATTTGAAAATGTAAGTTCAACATTGTATACAGTTGCACCAGTATCGGTTAATGATGCAACTGATGATTATGCAACCATCATAAATGAAGTTACACACTTTGGTGGTACTATTACTAGTATTGAAGATGACATGTTTGTTGTTGCATGTTCATCAAAACAATCAGTAGAGGATATTGCTGATTTGCTCGATGACGATAACCGCATTGATGAATACAGTATACAAGTATACGAGCACACTGGTACAGGCGTGCCAAATAAAATTGATGGTGAAGATATTGATATTGACAAGATTAGTAATTTCAATAACGTTGAAGTAGAATTTGTTGTGTTTTTAAACAGTGACTATGTTGACTATGATTCTTACACTGACGTTGATGATGACGAGTTAACAGAAAGTTATGTAAATACCAATAAGAAACAGCCTTTATGGTTGGCATTAAGTGGTACGCGAACGAGCTTAAAATATGGTAGTTTTATCGTTACACCACACCCAGTAAGGCATGATGCGATTTTAGTACACGTTGAATATAAATACGATGAAGCAGATATTGGTTTTATTGAGGAAAACGTAGTAAAAATTAAGAATGATATAAATACTATTAATAACGGATTAGTAAACAAAACCCTATTAGCTGCTAACTATGAGCTAGAGGATAATATCAATTTTGATTTTAATCTTGATATGAGCAATCCGGGACATTTTATCAGTGCGCCAGCAGTATATGCAAGAAATAAAAGTACGGTTAACATACCAGAAATTATGGAAGCATTTGGTGAAACTACACTATTCGCAGAAACAGCAGTTATCAACGAAGTTAAACGGAAAGTAAAGATTAACTTCAAGGGTAAAAAACGAATTAAACTTAAATGTTTAAAGGGTTATAAATACGATAGTAGTAGAAAAGCCTGTGTTAAAATTACGGGTCGCGAAAAGGCTACTGATAGAAAATCTAAAATTAAAATGACCCGCACAAAAAAATCTAAGGGTAGTGCCCTAAAACGTTCTACTAATAGAAAAACTAAAAAAGCAATGCGCTTTAGAAAACAAATGGGGAAATAGCTTTATGTCATTACTAATAGAAAGCGTAGATGAAAACCTAACGGAGTCAAAAACAGTATTCAACGAAACAACTAAAGAAAAAGAATACTTTATTGAAGGGATTTTCCTTCAATCTGATGTAGTAAATAAAAATAATCGTATCTATCCACGTGAGGTAATGGCACGTGAAGCTAACAGGTATATTGATGAAAAAGTTAAACTAAATAAAGGCATGGGTGAACTTGAACATCCTGGTATGGATAGAGATAACGCTATCAACTTGCGCTACGTTAGTCATAAGATTGTAACCTTAGAGGAGCGCGGTAGTAACTGGTTTGGGCGCGCAAAAATTGCGCATAAAAGCGGTATGGGAGCATTAGTTGCTAACTTAATAGAATGTGGTATTACACTTGGAACGTCAAGTCGAGCCATGGGGTCAGCAAAAACAAATAATCAGGGTATTAGCGTAATACAGAACGATTTTAGATTAATTACGCCAAGTGATATTGTTGCTGACCCATCGGCTCCTGATGCGGTGTTGACGAGCTTGATGGAAAAAACTTGGATATACGAAAACGATGTCCTAGAAGAACAGCAATTAGAGGTTTTAGCTGCCAATGTAAATACATTATATAAAGTTGGTGTTTTAGACAATCAAAAGTTAAATGAAGCATTTAAATCAATTCTAAGAACAATCGGAGACTAATCAATGAATTTCACATCGTTACTAGGCGATAGCGTATCAAAAGAGGTAATCGACCAGCTTGAAGAAGGCATGGCTACTACTATTAAAAACGCTGTATACGCTAAAGAACAAGAACTT